GGAGCCTTGAGCTGTATCAGCAGCTCAACAAACGCCTTCACCGCCCCGGTCAGGAGCAGACGGTTTTTATCCATCACATTGTCGCAGAAGGCACCATGGACGAGCGTGTCATGAGTGTGTTGCCGCAGAAGGAAGCGACGCAAGACGCGATCATCGAGGCCACAAAGTACCGGCCCACAACCCGTTGATCTGCCAAGTTTTCCACAATTTTCGGGCTGGTCTCCCAGCCCGCAATGTCAACCCATATATGCCGTTGACTTGCGGCCCTCAAGGACGTATTCATTCAACGATCAGTTGAATTTGTAAGGTGCGTGAAGAGGCCGAAAAATAGATGGTAGACCAGGGTTTTGCTCAAAGGCTCGCTCTCGCTTGCGATGGACACCCCCACGTTCCGCCCTACGGACAGGGGCGGCAATCATGGATCAGGGAGCGGATGAACGTCAGTCACGAAGCCGTGAGCAGATGGTTCGCAGGTGCTTCTCGGCCACGCCCAAGTAAGATTCGTGAGCTGGCGAAAGTGCTCGACGTGGACGAGGCATGGTTGGCGCTCGGCATCACGCCCGGCTTCGACAGCAATGAGGACGCCCGCAAGCGAAACACGCAAGCGGAAGGTGCGTGCAACACGTTCATGGGTCTGGCCCAGTTGAGCGGAGCGCATGTGGCCTGGCCTGACGAGAAAGACCCCCGAGGAGCCTTCGTTGACTTCTACGCCGTGTTCCGGGGCCAGCAGGTGCCGTTTAACGTCGCCTTGGCGGACGAGATGGCGGCCGGAATCTACAAGCTCACCGTCCCGAAGCAGTACGACCAGTGCGTACCCGTAGGCGTGTTCCCCGTAGGTCCGATGGCCGTCGATTTCGTGAAGCTGTCCCTCCCGTTACTGTCGAAGCACGCCAAGCGGAAGGGCGGATACTTTGAGCTGATCATCACCAAAAGCCCGACAGGGGGTGGATACATGACCGGAACGGACGTGTGGCCCCTGATCGTGGACTTCACAGAGTTGTAATGCTGGAGAGACTGATATGGATTGTCCCTGGGTAGCCCTGCGTGACGTGGTTCACCTGTTCGGGGTAACCTACGCCACTGCCAAGAACCGTATTTATGCCGAAACCTTCCCGGTGCCTGTTCGCCGGGAGGGTAAGGTTCTCGTCGTGGACAAGGCTGTTCTTGAGCGATACTTTCAGGAGCGGCGGGCGGAGGACCTGGCCCGTCTCGATGCGCTCTATCCTTCAACTAACAGGTGAATGTTCAATGTGTGACAAAGTGAAACAGATTATCGACGACATCATTCGCGTCGAGGGGGCCTACTCGAACAACCCCGCGGATAGGGGCGGCGAGACAATGTACGGCATTACCGTCTCGGTTGCCCGAGCCAATGGTTACAACGGGCCAATGGCCAACATGCCACGGGCGGTTGCTGAGCGAATTTACCGTGACAGATATGTGGTGGCGCCACGGTTTGACAAAGTGCTGGCGTTGTCTGAACCCATCGGCGTCGAGATGATCGACACCGGCGTGAACATGGGGCCCTCACGAGCCGCCGAGTTTCTCCAGCGGTGGCTGAACGGTTTCAACAACGGCAAGAGCGGCTACCAGGACCTTTTCGTTGACGGTCGTGTGGGCGGGCTGACTCTCGATGCCTTGGAGAGGTTCCTCGCCCACCGGGGGATGACGGGAGAGCGCGTTATGCTACGGGCACTCAACGCAGTCCAAGGGGCGCGTTACCTGGAGATCGCAGAACGAACGCGGTCCCAACGAACTTTCCTCTACGGCTGGATGCGCACCCGAGTGATGATTTAGCACGTCTACACTTTCAACGAATAGTTGAATATTCATCTTACAGTTGGGTATACTTGACGCTGACAACGGTTATTTGTGAGGGCGAACTGTTTTGGCGGCTTACTACAACGAATTCGACAAAGACGCGGCGCAGTGGCTGCGAAACCTGATCGCTGCGGGGCTGATTGCTCCCGGTGACGTAGACGAGAGGAGCATAGAAGATGTTTCACCCGACGATCTCAGAGGGTACACCCAGCACCACTTTTTCGCAGGAATCGGCGTCTGGAGCTACGCGCTCCGGCAGGCCGGATGGCCCGACGACAGACCCGTCTGGACAGGCAGCTGCCCGTGTCAGCCTTTCTCCAGCGCAGGCGCGCAAGCGGGGTTTGCTGACGAGCGGCACCTTTGGCCCGCCTTCTACCACCTCATTCAAGAGTTCAGCCCTCCAGTCGTCTTTGGAGAGCAGGTTGCGAGCAAGGCTGCTGAACCGTGGATCGACCTTGTACAAGCTGACCTGGAAGCCCTGGATTATGCCTTCGGGTGTATCGCGTTCCCGTCTGCGGGCGTCGGTGCCCCGCATATCCGCGACCGGACGTACTGGGTGGGTCACACCAACGAGCCGCGATCACAAGGATACGCCGGGAATGGTGGCGCAGCGAGACGGGAAAGACCGAGTGGATCAGCTGCCCCGACAGGCGTACTTGGCGGGGTGGCAGACGCCGACAGCAACCGACATAGCGAGAGGCAGCCCGGAGGCTCACGAGAAGCGAAGAAAGTTTCGGGAGTCCATAGGGAGGAAGAGTCTTGCGCCCGGAAATCTGGGCGAACAGGCGACCCTGTACGCGGGCTGGCCGACGCCGCAGGCAGCGGAGGCGGACAGGTGAAAAGGGCGATGGGCGAGACACGCCACGGGTCAAACTTGAACGACTTTGTGATGCTGGCAGGCTGGGGAACGCCGGTGGCCAATCCGGCGAACGGAACTCCGGAGGCTTTTCAGGAGAGGAAGCGGCGGGCGCAGGCTCGCGGAGTGAAGATGGGCGACACGATCACCGACATTCAGATGCAAGCGAAGTACATCGACATGGAGAGCCCGGCCCGACTAACGGTTTCTGGCGAGATGTTGACTGGCTCTTCTGCCGGGATGGAAAGTGGCGGCCAGTTGAACCCGGCACATTCCCGCTGGTTGATGGGGCTGCCGCCCGAGTGGTGCGCCTGCGCGCCTACGGAAACGCGATCAACGCGGAAGCGGCAACCCAGTTCATCGAAGCGTTCCTCGAAGCCCAAGACGAGCTACTGGGCCGAGGACTTGATTTAATCTGACATTCAACTATCAGTTGATTCGTCCACCAACTCTACGGTAGTATTCAGATTCAGTTGCAGCGGTACCCCCGGAGCCAGCTTCGGGGATTTTGGGACCCGCCACCTCTCCCATTAACGGTCCTCGCTGGTCCGGTAGCGGGTCCCCCTCTTTAACTGAATCAAGTGTTCTTTTTACGTCATTCAGCCCTGTCCTCCCACGGGGCTTTTTTTCACTTTAATCTACGGTTCCCCGGTGTAGGCTCTCGGGTTTCAAGTGGGTGTACCGGCGCAGCATATTCCAGTCCCTGTGTCCTGACACCAACGCCACCTCTTGAATCTCGTACCCAGCTTCAAACAGGCGGCAGATGGCCTCGTGGCGCAGATCATGCCAGCGCAGGTCCACCAGCCCGGCGCGGACTACAGCCCGATGGAAAGCCGCGCTGATCGAGCCTGCGTCGTAAGGGAATATCTGCTTTTTCTGCCGCACCTGAGCCTGCACGATGTCGAAAGACCTCCCCAGTAGCGGGATGGTCTGGTCGTTGCCCATCTTCATGCGGGGGTGCTTCCGGTCACGGATCGTCAGGGTCTTTTTCGTTTCGTCGAGATCGCCCCATGTGACACGAACCAGCTCCCCAAGGCGCACGGCGCTGTCCAAGGCGAAGTGGGTCAACTCCTCCATCGGGAGGGAGGACTGCATACAGTCAAGGATCAGCTCCACCTCGTCGGGGGTGACGCGGCGGTTGCGTTCCTGAGACCGCCCGAGGAGGCCGTACTGTATAAGCATGTGGCGGCCGCGCTTCCACTCCTCCCAGTCGGGCCTTGTGCCCCAGAAGGTGTCCGCGGTGCGCAGCACCATGGCCAGGAACACAAAATACTGAGCACGGGTTGAGGGGGCGCAGTCCATGCCTTGTGCCACAGACAACATCCAATGTGCCGTGACCTCTGAGACCTTTGTGCCAGCAACCCGGCGCTTCAAGTTCCGCATCGTTGCGACGTGGGAGCGCTGCATCGGTTTGATGGGGAGTATCTCGTCGATGTAGCGCTGGACGAGAACACCGAAGTCCGGGTCCTCGGCATGGAAGGCGCCCGCTTCTATCTGCTGCTCCATCTCGCGAGCCCATGACTCTGCCAAGGCTTTCTTGCTAAAGGTCTTTGAGAGCGGCTTGTGTCCTCTTCGGCGGACTTGAGCGCGCCAGCTGTCTCCGCGCTTTGTGATGGATGCCAATTAAACCTCCATGGCACAACAAGGGGGGTGGGGCGTGGCACACGCGATGGCACACGCAGGAAATTACGGAAACAAGAAGTAGAGGTTTTTCAATGGCTTGGCAAACGTCCAAAATGGCAGAGAATGACGTTTCATGTAGCTTGGCACAAACGCAAAAAGACAAGCCTTTTCAGTATGTTAGCGGGCAAAAAGTGTTCGCGGTGGCCCCCATGATGGACTGGACGGATCGGAAAAAGGGCGTTGATTTTCCACAGCTTTTTCGCCTGAAAATGCCCCTGGCACACTGGTGGCACAACCAGTTTCGAGCGGCGGGCGTCTTGGCACAGATTCACTAACTGGTTGAATTCTCAACCGGATATGCGCGATGATAGGGTCGAAAGACACCATCGGACCCTATCATGGCACAACCTCCAAAACGAGGCCCGGGCCGCCCTCGAAAAACGCCTGCCGCCAAACCGAAGGCACCGGATGACGCCGATCTGATCGGCACCGGCGAGCCTGAGGAAAAGATCAGCATCGACATCTCTGAGGTGTACGGCGGTGTGAGCTCGAACTGGTTGGCCACGATGTTCGGCCACGACAAAAACACCATCAAGAAAAAGCTGGCCAAGGCGAACCTTGAGATC